CTTTCCATCTATCTCGGTCTCTGCAGACTTATAAATAGTAATAGGGACGCCATTAGCCCCTTTTTTTACAAGACTGATTATAGATACATCGACATCGGTTAGTTTTCTGGACATCAATTACACCTCCATACAGATAGGTCTTAGTTATTCATTAGCCTCGTCCTCTTCGTGATTCAAGGTCACATATATGCCCCATATACAAGTAGTTATACCAAACCTGGTAAATAGGTTAATTACTTCGCATTTTTAACCTGTTACGAGTTAACAATACGAGATACGCCAACGTTATCTTTTATTGTTTCTACAGTTCGCCCAGCTCCAGCGAGATCTACCAATCGTAAACCAGTGGATTCTAAACCGGACTTAACTGGTATTATTTCTCTTCTAGATCTTTTTCTATTAATCCATGGATCCATCTGAGATTCCTCCTTTATTATAGGACTAGAGACCTATAGATAGTCTATAGGTCTCCCTAGATTGTCAGTAACTTATAGGGCGATTATATAAGTATCCCCAGGTGATAAATAAACTCCATTATCTCCGCCTAGGAATGGAACAGGGTCACCGCCTATAGGGAGATTACCAGCAGTGAGTGTGTCACTAGCAAGGAACTTGTCTGAGATACCATTGGTATTATTGATCAAACTCTGAAGGTCTCCAGCTCCTATGACTCTGGTTTCACCCAGAGCGTTTAAGTCAACCGTGATCGTTAATACCTTGGTCTCCTCGTCTAGAGATATAAGGTTATCACCCGAAGTACCCGTACCCTGTAAGATCTGAATACTATAGTCATTACCGATAGCTCCACCGAGGTCCGCCTTACAGCTGATAGTTATTTGTCCCTCTGCCCCTTCGCCACTACCCAGAGTTACAGAAGCATCTACTGGAGCTACGAGATCATTAAAGCCTAGAGATCTGCCCTCACAGCTTATGATTTCTCTTCGGTAGATGATTCCATCAACCTCAACGGTCAATAGCTTACCTACCAATAGGTCTTGGTCAAAGTTCGCCGAGTTGTCAGTAAGATAATTAGTCCCACCAAAGGTGACTACACCGGACACGCTGAGTCCCTCAAACTTTTTGTTGGCCTCTTCCAAGAGGTCAGAGACTGGTGTTATGGATCTTCTTGTATTCTTTCTTAGGACGTTAATATCCATTTTGTCCCCCTCCTTACTTTTTATTAGCTCATAATAGGATTAAGGCTATTCGTAACCAATGTATATAACGCGCAAATTAGTGCAAAGGCCTATCCTTTTTACTAGCCTTATAATTACCTAGCCCAAAAATTACTAGAAAATCAATACTAGCTGCTTTTGGACCCTTATTTCTTAAGGTCCTCATACAATTTTCTTAACAGCCAGTAGGTATCCTTATCGGCAACAGCCTTACCGATCCACTTAGGTACCTCGCCAAGTATATTCGGTTTAACCTTATTGATATAGGTTACCATATCTGAGATAGCCTTATCAACCGGTGGTACATAGGCTACCTTGAATATTTCACAGATACCTTTAGCTGCTTCTTCAGCACACTCTTCTCTAAATGCCTCAGACATAAGCAATTGGGCCTCTCTAAGGTTATCCATGAATGCGCATTCTATGAGTACTGCCGGCATCTTTGTCTCCCTGAGCACGTGGAAATTATCAGCCTTCACACCTCTATCTTTCTGTTGGGTACCTTGGATCATATATTTGTGTATGATCTCGGCAGCAGCCTTACTCTCTTGATCACCGGGGTAATAATGGACACTTAGTCCCTGCTGTGTGCCCCATACGCCATTAAGCGCATTAGCATGGATCGAGATATAGAAGTTAGCCATGGCCTTGTTAGCGAGCCCCGTACGAGTAGCTAGAGGTGTGTCCTCGTCTGTTGGTGCTACCATCAAAGTCCTGAACTTATTTCTTTCAAGATGGACCTTGACCATTGCAGCCACGGCACTGTTGAACTCGTTCTCGTGCATGAACTTCTTAGTACCCGGGAAGAACGGAGTCCTCTTACCTGGGGTATTCATACCATGACCGTCACATATAGCGATCAATTCGTTCATATTATTCAGCTCCTTTCTTTAGCTTGTTTCTCTTGATCCAAGCTGCTAATGTAATTTCTCCAGAGGTGAATCCAAACCAGAAGCCTATTAAGACAGTTGGTTCTGATCCAGTCTTATAGAAGACATATAGAACTGCGGCAGCGAAGAGAATGTTAAGAACGATTATTGTCCATATAGTTATTTTGGAGAAGGAACCCTTCTTCATATTAACCCCGCCCTTCTATTTTATTCATGTACTAGCCAAGTTACTTCGCATTTTGTACCTAATGCGACCTAAGTAAAAGTATAAAACTTATTAACTTTCTCAATTTTCGCAAGGAAAGGCAATTCATCTTTATATGTTTCGACTTGATCCATTAAAACGTTTGAGCCTGTAAATAATATTTTATCCTCACCGTTCAACCTAAATTGTAAAGTTAATACTTTGTCGTTATCCTTCTTTTTATATTTGCTTTCGTTCATTTTATAGCCTATTACTTCAATTTCCTTGCCTAATACATCCTCAATTTTTATTTTGTCTCCGATGATTGTTGTATTTACAGTTGCAAAATCTGAAAAACGTTTCATTCTTCTGTCACGGGATATTCCTGCCCGGTGATCTCCTTAAATTGTTCTACTGTTAATTTCCCTTTTACAACTGCTTTTTCGAACTGCTCTAATGTCGCCATACTCAATGGGTAAGCATACTTTAGCCATTCATACATATTATATTACACCTCCAGCAGTAAATTTGTTATTTGTTGACCTATAACTTCAATAGCAGACAGATATTGCTCAACTGATAAAACAGTCTCATCATATTCCCATCCGTGGAATCCCTCTTCGCCATCTTCATCAATTCTAACAATATTTTTGTGTATGTATACTTTATCTTGTAAAACTTCAATGGGTTTTACTTCTATCATCGTCCCTTTTACCTTCATCCAAAATCACCTCTCTATAATATTTTTCTGCATGCGGTTCTAATGGTTTAATATATTTTTCAGTTAAGTTGTGACCGTTGCACCACATAATCCATCCCTTATAACTATTTATACTACACCAATCCGAATAACTTAGCATTTCACCTTGTTTGCATTTTTTTAATAATTTTCTACATTTCTTCTTCAACCTCTTAACTGTTGACCTCCGAAGAAGAATATAGTCGCCAAAATGCCTATAACCTACAAAATCTATACCTCTGGTTCTTGTCGGGAATACCTGCCAATTAGACTTAATTTCCAGTTTCAGTTCTTTGTTTAAGTATTCGTCTATTTCTTTCTTCAAACGATGCAGATATTCCTTGTTGCTATGCAGAATAACAATATCATCCATATACCTTATAACATACTTAATACCTTTTACTTCCTTAAGCCAATGGTCAAAATAAGTAAGATAAAAATTTGCAAAGTATTGAGATGTATAGTTTCCAATCGGCACACCCCTATCACCTTCAACGCTGTCGATTATTTCATCTAACAACCACAGTAAGTCCTTGTCTTTTATCTTTCTCCTCAATAGCCCCTTAAGTATGCTATGGTCTATATTTGGAAAGAACTTCTTAATGTCAAGTTTAAGGCAATATGTCGTTCCTTCTTCGTTTTTCATGTATTTATCAAGTAACTTAAATGCTGCATGTATCCCCTTATTCGGCACTGATGCACAACTAAAATCGACAAAAGTGTTGAGAAATATACTTTCTATCTGAAGCATTATCGCCCATTGGCATATCCTATCGGGGAAATATGGCAATTTGTATATTTCTCTTTCCTTACCTTTGTCACATACTGTAAATATCTCATAAGGACTTGTTTTATAGGTTTTCCAGGTAAGCATATTTTGTAACTGTATTAAATATTCTTCTTCGTTGTTATCTACCATTTTAACTTCTTCATAAAAAGTCTTATTCTTTCTCGCATTTTTGTGAGCTAACTTCAAGTTTTCATAGTCATAAATTTTCTCGTAGATATTCCCGTACCTTTTCATAGTTCCCTTTCTACTTCGTGATGCTTTGTTCTTTAAGCCGAATTTTCAAGTTTTCTTTACCAATACAGCTTGATGTCAGTTGTGTATTTTGCCAAGAGGCAAGGCAAGAAATAGGGTAAATATAATTACACAAAGTAAGCCCCTGCTGATATTCCGATTCCGATTACCTGAGGAATTATTCGCATTCAGATAGTACGTCCCTGCATTCGAGTCATTATTCCAATTGCCACTGAGATGAGTGACTAAGAAACCGCTATATTTCTTGCCTATATATTAAATTTAATTACGCTTTTAAGCAGGAACACAAAGCAAGCCCCCGCCGATAGACCGAATCCGATTACCCGAGGAAGTATACGCAGCCAGAGAGCACGCCCCCGCAGACGAGGCAGTATCCCAACGGCCACCGAGAAGAGCGACCAAGAAACCGCTATAAGCTGCATTTTGATAGAAGTAATCCCCAACAGGTAAAGCAGAAGTTCCAAGCACTTCAGTAGGTAAGAACAAGAAATCACAAGTTTCTGACCAACCAAAGGCTGATACATAACCATTTGCTTTTGCCAGTGTAAATCCTGCATTTTTATAAGGTGATGTTTTTATATCATCCGCAAAGCTGTTGTCAGCATACCAAGCATAATGCAGGTTGTTACATTCTATATTCAAACCGTCAACCCACTTCCAAATGTTACCGAAGAAGTTTTCTTCACCTCTGTAAGAAATAACAGTCCAACCATTTATGTTTGTAACTGCACCCGAAGCATTACCAAGGTTTGTTGTTGCACCAGTAAGTTCAGCCATGTTTGATACAGTATCATCAACTTTATTGGTAACACCTGCACCAATGGCTGTTTGCATGTTCAAAGCCGCATATTCAATCATAAACAGCATTTGAGTTGCTGAAACACATAAAACATCTTTCTGTTGCCATCCAGCACCCCTGTTATTTGCAAGCTTTCTCATATTTGCCCTGGTCAAGTTTTGTGTCAAACCGCTTGCTGGTTTTGCATTGGCAATCGAACAAAGTTTATCACCTGTTCCAACTGCGAAGTCTGCAACCTGTTCATCAGCTAATAAATAAGCATTTGCTGAAACATCAAAAATTGAAGCTTCATAAGCGGGAAGATAAATTTTAGATTTTTCAACACCGTTTCTGACAAATGCAGGGTGAATCTTGAATCCTAGTTTTGGATAATCAGAAATATAATATTTTGCTTTTCTTAAATGATAGCCAATACCATTAGTAATTGGTGAAAGTTTAATTGGAACAACTTTGTAATAGAATTTTGGCTGCTCAACCATGACTTGACCATTTGAACCATCTTCAATGTATCCTGCATCACCATAGTAAGCATTGACAGTTCCATTGTCAGCAAGGTTACACCTTCTTCTGCCACCGAAAGCAAGGATATTATCAAAATCAGCACCAGGGGTTTTCCCAACGGCACCAGCAAGCCTGGTAAAAGTCTTATTTTCAAAATCAACTTCAACACCAACAATGTCATTTTCTGTGTAACCAACATACCCTGACAAATCGGCAATTTTTGCTCTGGCGGTAGTGTCCACGCCTGTAGTATTCTGTAATTCGGTTATTTGCTGCGTAATTTCTGCCAATTGCGAACTAACTATATTAATGCTATCTGCATTACCTTTTATAGTCTCTGTGGTCCTACCGGCTCCGGCTATGCTATCTAGTAGTTTCAATATAGCCCCAAAACCTCTTCTAGTCTTCATAGTATCACCCCCTATAATCGACATTCAAGTAAGCGGTAGTATCTGCGACCTCGGCTATAACCTGAAATCTAAGAATCTCGGTCTCAGATTCGAGCTCGATCTCGTCCCCTGGGTCAAAATAACGACCGTAAGAGGCTGTAGGTGGAGTACCATCTACTGTGACTCTTACTCTAGCACCCTCTACTTGTATAATCGCTTTTATAGCGCCAGCATATTCCTCTGCTGATAGAGCAGACGGAACCGCTGATCCTACCTCGACTCTCTGAGAATTGATCGTAGACATACCGAACAGGCTCTTTACAATACCCTTCATCAGACCCACCAGACCAGAGGTAACATTTGGGTTAGTGACAGGTCTGTCATTCTTTTCACCTAGTGTAAACCAAGACGACATAATCTTATCCTCCTTAATATATTAGTCTAAATCTGATTCTTTCGTGGTATCATCAGTATAAGTAGGCTCCGTACTAGAAGTCTTCTTCGTGCCTTCAGTACCTGTAGTATCGTCCTCTTCGTCTTCTTTAGCCTTAGCCTGGAGCTTAGCCAGAGTAATAGCTAGAGGAGTATTACCCCAGTCTTCCAGAATAGGCTCGAAGTCTTGATGGAGCAACTCAGATATAGCGCCCATCAGCATGTTAGGGGTAAGTGCTCCGGTCTTGTTATAGACTCCAACGGCCTGAGCAAGCTCGAGCTTATTAGTAAGGTTTGGACCTTTGAAATAAAGTTCCACGTATCTTATACCAAAGGCCTGGTTAATAACCCTATTTATCTTATCCGATAAAGAACATCTATCAGGTTCAAATATCTGTTCTTCAGCTATGGATCTAGCTGTGTCCGCTGTAGCTCTTGTATAGTCCTTACTCTCCCCAGTGTATATGGGGGGTAGTCTGAAGGATGCTCGGATCTTGTCTCTATTGTTCTTATCGTACTCCTGGAATAACCCGTCGTGTTGAAGAGCCTGAGTGAGCGGTTGTAGTTTAACATCGACATTAGTCTGTTGGTTAGACTCAAAACCACCTTCTGAATCATAACCCTCGGCTTCTATGATCAGATAAGAATGAGCATTATCTACTCCAGAGATCTTTGTCGAGTATTCCTCAAGTTTCTCAATGCTTGAACTGGTAAGTAAACCATTCTTGACTATGATAGCCATAGGTACATGCTTACCCTTTTTGAAGTAGTTATAATTGAGTTCTTCAGAGCTTCTAGATCCCTGTACGCTCAAGAGATTGCCGAGCCATCTTGGTATACCATAAGGCGTATAGGTAGAAGGAATACTGAACATTATGAGGCTTGTTGCTTCGTCTTCGGGCGGGATCTCTTTCCTTACCTCTACCCCGGCCTCATCTTTTTCAACTTCATACTCACCCGTTTTAGAGCTCATGCGTCTTGGATCACCAAACTCTTTAAACCAGACCATAGTGTTATCATTCTCGTTAGTCTGGCAGAATCGTCTGAACTTCTTAGCATAGGTCACGGTCATTTTCTTACCGTCTATATCGACTGCAGAGGCTGCTATCCTCTGTACATCCTTATGAGGCTTGGACATACGTATAGTGTGAGCAGGTACAAGTTCGAATCCACCAGGCTTGCCATTGCCTTTTGGTATGACTTCCAAGAACCCGAAACCGACTCGTTCCCTATTGTCTATAACCTGTTTCATAAGTTCGGTGAATGAGGTGTCAAAGTTGCAATATTTATAGAAGTTCTCTAAGAATACCCATTCCTCTTTCGCCCTTTTCTTGATCGACTCGTCGATCTCTTTGCTTTCCATGTCTATGGTATACCTGAAGCTATAACCAAACCCAGGTATATTAGTCTTATAAGCGTCTATAAACGCCTGTAAGGCATTGTTGGACTCGGGTAATTTGGCCAAGTCCAAAAGTGGGAATGGTGGTTCTATGAGACCTTGTGTCTCATATAGGTCCTTAAATGGATCTACAAGCTGGGAGGAGCCTACCCTACCTGCTGATTCAGCTTTAATCACTCTAACGCCAACTCTATTCTTAATATCCTCTGAATTACTCAAGCTTTTTCCCTCCTCAAGCTATGATCTTAGATCTTCCTCGTCTGCGACCTTTATCAGTTTTTCCCTTCGATCTGGCTACCATATCCTCCTGATATGCTAAGGCATCTAGGATATCATCTGTCTTAGCTAAGGGGAAGTAACTATATTCGTCCTCAAAGGCCTGAACTACATCAACTGTTTTACCTTCCCAGTTTTTACGAACTAAAGAGACTGGTAGGAATATAGTCTGCTGTTCAAATCGTGGGATTAGTCTCTTTATACGATCCTCCTTAGCGACTCCCTTAGTCTTGAGCTCCTTTAATCTAAAGAACTTCTGAAGCTTCCGCATCTGTTCCAGTAGATAGAACTTAATAGTCTCTTTACCTACTTCCTCTATCCCTGTTACCTCCGGCTTGAAGGTATCGTATTCCTTAAAAATCCTATCGACTATTTCCTTCGGATTATACTTATCTCTTATAAGATTCAGTATAAACCAATAACCATCTGGGGTTACCCCTATAGTAGAACCCCCAGTAAAGTCGGATCTTTTCTTCTTCTTATTAGCTGGGTCGAAGGTTGTGGTTACTCTTACAGGTACTTTAAAAGGTACCTTTATCCAGTCAACGGTATTTTTTCGCCAATCACCGACCCATTCTACTTTAAGGAAGGTTTTATCGTTAACCTGCTCTATAGACCCTTTGTAGTACATAAGCCATTCCTTTTGAAGATCCGATTCCTCTGGGTTAACAGGGTCAAGCATGTAGTTACAGTTGAATATATAAGTACCCTGAGAAGTTCTCTGCTCTTGCAAGAACTCCTCAGAGATTCTTTCCGGGAATAAGAGGTCGCCAGTCTTATAGTCATACTTGGTATATAATTCAGGGAACTTATCTCTAAGTTGTTCTACGTGCTCCTCCCCAAGTATAGCGGGTAATATAAGATGATCGAATGTATCCTTCTCATTATCCAGTAGATAGCCGTATAGATCAGAGTAATGATACCTGGTACCTATGATGATTAATACACCCCCTGGATCTAGAAGCGATAAAGCCATCTTATAATGAGCTATGACCTTATCTATTTGTTCCTTCGATGTAACGTTCCTGGTCGAGACAAGGTCGTCCATTATGATGAGGTCGTAATGCATGCCTATCTTAATCTGATCTAAGCCGGCACACGATATGGTTGGCTCTTTACGTTCCTTAGTTCTACCCTTAACTATAACAGTTGACTCTGTCCAACCATCGTTTATCCTCTTATTAGGTTCAAGCTGAGGATATCTGGCTATGACCTCGGGGTTTTCCAAATGACCCTTAATCTCTCGTAAGAAGGCTTTAGAGTTACCATACACCTCATTATCTATAAGTACCCTTATATCTGGGTTCTTAGCCACTTGTTGTACGGTATATCCTATTGTTACTACCGAGCTCTTAAAGTTGCCTCGAGGATACTCGGCATGCTTCTTTTTCTTATCTTCGCTAGAGATAAAGGTACATAGCGGTCGATGAGTCTTAGGAGCCATGTCCTTATAGCCCAATATATACTTGTCAAAGAAATAGAGGTCATCAAGACCTTTCCTGGCCTCTTCCTCATAGATCATCTGTAAAGTCTCTTGCAGATCGTGTAGGTCTTCATCTAAAAGAACCGTTTCATCAAACATGTTGTCACTCCTCCAGGCCCAGTATAACAGCTCTTTGTTTGATCTCGGCCCTTAGCTCGTCCCTACCCATAGAGCCTATATGCACATTGACTACTGGACCAGAACTTTGAGAGATCCCTGTCTTAGCGGTAAGACCAAGACGATCGAGTACGGAGTTGGAGGCTGCTAAAGCTATACCTTGATTATCAGAACTAATTAACTCATTAAGTCTCTTAGCAGCTTTAGTAGTAGACGTGGTGAGACTGAACTTGGCTTGTTCTATTGCTTCACGTTGGAGCGCCATCACCAACTGTTTTACCCCCGGCTCCTTTTTTACAGATCTTACCCATGCCTCAGAGACCCTTAGTTCTGTGGCTATGTCAGATATCTTGAAACCGAGAGCGATTTTTTGAGCTGCCATAACTCGACGCTCATCCATACCAACGTCAATAATGTCTAGTTCTGTCGGCTCTTTATCTATCAAGTTATCTTTGTTAATATCGAGATCTTCCATAGCTATCGCTCCCTTCACGTATCAAGGACACAAAAAGGGGGCATTTACAAGGGTCCCCACTAATACAGGACTTTTAGAGATTCTACGGATAAAAGGAGTCTTGTGCCTATGAAAATTAGCCGTCGGATTTAGAGTTTTACAACGCGCAAATAAGTACATAAGCCTATATTTTTGAAAGGCAATATAATTACCTAGCTAGAAAATAGAGATATATTCAGAAATTACTACTCTGAACAATAGAAGACACAGAAAAAGCTGGTTCTTTGCGAGCCAGCTTTCTCTGTTAGGAGTAAAGCAGTGGTGGTTCTACAAAGAGGGGTCAACTCTTATGACGAACCGAGTAGCAGCTACGCTGATCAACCGCTTGGCGATCGGCTGATCTTTAGGAATCAGATAGTGAATCCCAAACTTAGTAGGCATGTAGGGGGCCGACACGTAGTTTGCTATCTGAGTCCTAAAGGTCAGCCGAAACTGACCTTTAGTCAATTATCCGGTTAAAGAATAGAGAATCTTATGCCTGAGCCTCAGGTTCAGCTACCGTCTTCTCAACGGCTGCCTTCTTAGCCTCTTCAGCCTTAGCTATTTCATCCTGTGTCATCCACTTGCCGCCATTGTTTACGAGAGTGCCGGCCATTACCATGTCAACAAAGTTGAATGCTCTGCATATGGCCTGCAGCCTGAAATCAGATTTCTGATGCCTCTTCATAATAGTCTCATGGAGATCAAGGGGAAGAGCCACAAGGAATGAAGCCGGGATATCATTTCCGATATTCTTCAGTGTAGTCCTGCCGACCTTAAGGTTGTTCTCTGTCAGCCAGTTATTGAACTCGGTCTCTTTTACCTTGATGAAATGGGTTATGATCTTATTGGGTTCCTCTCTGAGTTCGATCAGTTTGTCAAGGTCGTCTCCGGCAGATTCGAGCAAAGTGGCCAGTTTAGCCTTTGCTGCTTCGATCTCAGTTTCATATCTTGCTATAGCTTCGGCTTTGCCCTCTGACTTAGCCTTCTTAGCGATAGCGATCCGGAGGAACTTCCTTGTAGCTTCGATTGAGGTCAATCCGTTTACGTAAGCGACATTGTCCTTCTTGGGCTTTGGCTCCTTCTTGGCTTTCTGCTTCTTCTCCTTAACTTCGCCATCAGCAGCGACAGCCCTCTTTCCTTTACCCTTCTTTGGCTTTACTACGTCCGGATTCTCGGTTCCTGATGTTCCATTCTGTTCGCCTGTGAACTGACTCAGTTCATCCATGATAAATACCTCCTCAAAAATAATCTGTTACTTTCCTTATTGGCTTTCGCCCTTACCTTATTATAAGATAAAATGGGCTAAAAGTAAACTAGGAAAATGGTTTTCGACTGTCCCGGATTAGTGTATCTGAGACACTTTCTACTTGCGACCTATTATATGCAATCATTCTTAAAAAGTGAAGTAAAAAGGATAAAAATTCTAAGAATATTTTTTACTGACGGAGTAGACATAGGATCAAGCATATCACTAGGAACAGAACCTCAATCAGCATCCATGATATTGGGATCTCGGGTAATATATCTTTACCCCTCCTGGCCCTATCGTAGCGTAGATAAGATTTCAGATTCATAGACTATTCTCCTCCCTTTATATGAGTTTCAAGCCATTCCTTTCTAGGGACCCCGGCCAATGCTATCTGATAAGCCGTTTCTCTTGGAGGCCACTCAAGCTTTATACCTGCTCTTGACATAGTCTCTGTGACATCTACGCCCATTGCCTCAGGCGGAGAGGGTATTATACGATGATAAAGTGGACCAAGGTCACTAACTAGTCCCTTATAACCAGCCATACATACATAGTAGTCAGGTTTATCGGTAAGGGCATCCTTGATATACTCAGATAGTTGTTTCCTAGCAGTGTTCTGCCAATACAAGCAACAATAAGCCTGACTGTCGGTCAAGTTAGGATCAATATCTAGTCTTCGCTTAGCGAAGGCCCCTATGTTGAACATGTTGTAAATTGCATAGATAGGTCTCGTAAGGTCGAATACACGGTCGAATGTAGCACAATTTGGGGGACAACCCTCTTTTTTCCCGAAGTTAGGGCATCCATGTTTATGCCCAGGATATGGTCTTGGGCATAATCCTCTAGTTTCATAAGCTATTATCGGATTAACTCTCAACAACATAGTGACCTCCAGATGAGTTATTTTTCTGAAATTGGGCCCTAAGTACTCGGTATAAGTGCTGATCTAAACTGTCCCCCTTAGCCGATAGCCCACAATTCATACACCGGTAACAATCTACTGAGCTTACTTTATCTACGGGCATAGTATGGGTCTCGACCCAATGAACTATCCCTCCGTCATGTCCACAGGATTGGCGTAGCTCTTGCTGTAACTCTACTCTTTGTCTTATTAGTCTGTGGATCTCTAGATTCAGACTAGTGATACGACCTTTTATTTCCCTTTGAGTCACAGGGATCACCTCCATCTAGTATATTATACGCGAAATAACACAAAAAATGAAGAGACAGTGAGTATTCTGCCTCTTCTTCCGTTGTAACCTATAGTTGTATTGGTTATTCAGACTCCTCCTGCCCTTTAGTCTTCTTATTTAGCTTGATCCTACCGGCATTATATAGCTCCATAAACTGGGACGGGGATAAGATCTTAAGTCTGCCAGGTACATTGTAATCGATCTTGATCATTTTCCACTGATCCGTAGAGATTCCGACTACAGGTCCTGATAGATATTGCTCGTCAGGCTGAGTAAATTCGATGTAATCTCCAACCTTTACCTTTGTCTTTACTACTGCACCACCGAGTTCACCCGCGTCGGCCTCCTTCTGCATTCTCATCAGATTATTTTGCCTTTGACTTCTCATACATTCTCCTCCTTAATGTTGAATCTTTTGATCAATTCTTCCTTAATCTCGTATAACTTGTGCATCTCTCCCATACTAGAACAGCTCCCTTACTCTCTTTATCCGAACCTGTCTGTACCCTGATCTCTCAAGAAGGTCGTTAGCGATTCTGGTAGCCTCAGCTACATTTCTGGCGTCAACTACAGTCGAAGATGCTGATTGCTTACCAAGACAGACCGAATCAATATAGACCCTATGCTGAAAGTCTACTCTATAGGTCTTCATAACCGGTGGTATTACAGTTTCTAAAGCCTTGACCAGAGTTGTCGATAGCCCTCGTAACTTATCGAGGCTCATGGCATAGTCGAAGCCGGGGCAATCTGACATTATTGATCCTTTCATACCACGGAGCTCATGGATAATAGCATCTATAAGTGCTAGAGGCGATTCGAGGGCCTGGTCTTCTGCGTCGAAGTTATCTACCCTTTCCAACAGACGACCATCCTTAGACTTGTATAGTGTACCTCCATCTACTCCAGATTGTTTTGGTTTAGATTCAACCCCGTTCATCTTGTCCAAAAATTTGCCGGGGTCAAGTTTCTTTCCGCGGGCCTTATAGACGGTCTCGGCATCCCTAAGAACATTTATGGTCTCCTCAATTGATGCCCGTGTCTGAAAAGGTGGCCGGGGGCAGTTACTCTCCTTAGTACCCATCTTACTTATCTCTCCTCTCACAAAATCGACATTTGACTATGCCTGAACATACTTCTTGCACTTGCTCTAACGGAAACTCGAGATATACATCCCCGAGATGCGCGCAGTCTTTATGTGTATGATATATCCTCGCCCTGGCTAGTGATCTTACATACACCAGATTACTCGGCTGGGATCGTACGGGCCTCTTCTTTTCTCTGTAAGCAGATAGATCGATTATCATACTAGCCCATTCCCTTCAGAGACTTGAGGGCGTGATACACTTCGGACTCTGCTATTCCAAATTTACCGGGTACCGGAGCCATCATTCGTATCTCTATCTCAATAATTCCATTGAACACCTTGTTGATAACATATGCCGCTGACTCACTATCAGTCCAGAGAAACACTTTTTTCTTAGGCTCAATCATTATAAGTAGTCCAAGTGTCTCAGGGGTTATTCCGAGACTCCTGGGGGCAAGTTTAACGAAATCTAATACCTCCGAGACAGCCTCAGTGTTACCGAGTTCCAGTAGTCGATGCAGCTCTGTATAATAATTAGTCCCCGACTCGTCATATACAGCGTGGTAATTTTCTAACTCGATAATAAGGGCATATTGTCTAGAGGTCTCAGTAGATTCCTCGGTCTCAGTAAATTCCTCGCCCTCTGGATATATCCCTTTAGGTTTCAACTTGTCGGTCGGGTCAGAGGACTCCCAGGGGGCTATTAAGCTTCTTAATAAGTCTAGGAATTTATCTCTATCTTCATTATCTTGTATAGTCTGAATAGCCCTTGGTATAAGGCCGCTCAGTTTATCTTTATCCCCTAGATCTAGAGGATTAGTTACCTCGGCTCTTATCATCTCTGCGGCTTTGTAGAGGGTATCAGGTTCGATTTTTGGATATCTACTCCTTATGGCTTTTTCTAGCCTTCTTCCACTTACATAGTCGTCTATTGTAATAACCTCGCCCATTTACCCCGGCCCTCCTATTTCTAATATACCTTTCGCATTATTATATGCGGAGTGTAATTGAAAAATGAACTAGAAATTATATCGGCCAGTAATCTGTGATGTATAGGGCCCGTCGGAGCTTCGATCTGCCCTAGTAGATTAGACTATCACACGGGGGACGGTACAAGGCTCGATTATCAAGTAGGAATGATCGGATTTCTTAGGTAAATGCCTATAGGTAATTATATAGCCTAGTAAAAACAATAGCCTTAGCACTTAATTGCGCGTTATTCATGCGTGGTATATTTTATATTATGAGGGTCACTTTTACTAGCTACATGAACCCCCGGCTATACTATTCTGTCTGGAGCATCTGGTCACTACTATAATATTAGTAAAATCTATGTATTCTACACATATAAGGTACCATCTGTATCCCCTCCCCTTTGATAGACCCTATAGAAATATTGAGGATATAGGGACCCCTCAGGCACATAGTGGGTCTCAGGCACATAGTGGATCTCAGGCACATACTGGATTTCAGGCACATAGTGGATCTCAGGCACATAGTGGATCTCAGGCACATATACATCTATTCTAACCCACCCTATACTACTATAATATCATCTAAAATC